AGCAAATGTCATTTTCTTGGATTTCGCAAATAGATAGCTACTGCTTAGGGTAACACTAGTACCATCATTGGACCCGCTCCCATCCGATTCTGTGTTTACTGTGAATAGTGAGGTTGTAGCACTTGTTATATATACTGGATCATCAGCAGTGGTTACTGGATCTTCAAAATCAGCCCATATATCAATAGACGAATTTGCAGGAATAAGAATAGGTTCACTTGCTTCCCAATATTTTTGTTTAGGCTGTAATTGTCGAATTTTACCTTTGATTTCTACAACATTTATGACATCATCAAGGGTTTTAGTTGATATATCAATGATATTATTGTATGCATCAAAATCATACACAGAATTTTCTTCATAGTTTTGTCTATCTCTAAAGCAAATCACACCTTTTTCATTCATAAATATTCTTCCTTGTTCAATATCCATGATCTTCTGAAGGGCTTTTCCAAGTTTATCGCCCTTCTCAAAGTATATGTAAGGGAAAATTGTAAATCCATTATCGAAATCTAGTTGTACTGAATCTATTCCTGCTAATAGGAATAATCCTTCAAGAATTGTCTTAGCTTGTACATTTGTATATAACACAGATTCATTAAGTGGTTTATCCATTAAGGAAGTCATGAAATCTACACAGTGAAATGTCGCTGTCTTTGCTTTTTCATCTATTTTAGGCATTCCACTAGTCAATCCAATGAACATTGGGATCACTTCATTTCCAAAACCAGAATACAATCGAACTGGTCTTGATGGTAGGATATAACTATCAATTTCAGAACCTTTTCCTGGTGTGAAATAGTCATCGTGATTGTCAAGTACAATGTCAGCCATTGCAAATGTTATTGCTGAAAGTATTTCGTTTTGTCTTGTGATGCTCTGATCTAGAAGCCTACTCGATAAGTCATTGTATTCGTATTTATCCCATTCTTGTACTACATCACCACTTGCACCAGGAATAAAATCTCCACCACCAATCACAGAAGTTCCAATGGTGAAGAAAGTTATCGCATCATCAAATTGTTTTTCAAAAGACATCCTGCATTGCCAAGCCAAAGGTCTCATGCTCTGGCGGGACCTAGCAAGGAATGTACTGCTTATAGTTTGCATTTTAGCTTATTGCGTGTTGTTCCTTAATTATCATTGTGAAGTTTTGAAGAACAGAGCCATTCCACTTGATGTTTTCCTCTGAAATTTCTATCTTCACAGGTCCATATATATTATACGCATTGAACTGCATGGTATGATAGGTTTCATTCTGATACTGTTCTGTATAAAGGGTTTGAATAGTTGCAAAATCATCTGCAGAAATATATTCCCAACCAATTTGCCATGATCTATTTAGATTGATAAAATCCGTGAACAATTCACCACCTAGTGTTCTTCTATCAGTTTCATTTGGTTCAGTAATCTTTTTGAATGTACTTGGTCTTGGTATTAGCCTTCCTCCAATTATTAAGGACATATCTTTTGTTGACATAGTTTTTTCTATCTAATATTAGAACCTCCTAGAGGTTGTAATCCTCTAGATTTCAAATCTTCATTCATTGCACTAAGCATATCTATGGAGATATCTCTAAGTTCACTTCTGGATCTTGCAATTATTCCACCATTGTTAATATTGACTACTGTTGGAGTTGCCGCAAGAGCACCGTTGCCATTGGCTATCGCAGATGCAGTTGTACGAGCCCCTGAGGTGAGCCCTGCACTGTTTTTGTTGGCTAAGTTCCCAATACTGTCATACATACCATTCGATAAGTCTGAGAGGGTACCAGAGCCTTTCTCGACCCAATCTACAAATGATGTGTTAATCACTGGCGTTACCGTAGCTTCTACTGCATCAGCCATTGAACCCATTGCATCTTTAACCATACCAACACTTTTCTCAATACCTTTTGCGATTCCAGCTCCTAGATTAAAACCAACCTCATGTTCCATGAGCTTTGATGGAGATGCAATTCCAAATAGTTTCTTAATAAATGACATGACATCACCTACCCAACTTGTAATCTTATCTTTTATCCATGTTCCTGCATCTTTGATTCCTTGCCATAGACCTTCCACAAGTTGACCACCTGCTTTAATCACTTCACCAATTCCGCTTACTAATGCACCTGCAATTGCTGCAATAATCTGAGGAATCATCACAATCAACTGTGGTATTGCTACCACTATGCCTTTTATTAACGCAATAATGATTTGAATCGCTGCTACTACAATCATTGGTAATGCTTGTATCAATGCAGCTACAATTTCAGAAAGTATTGTTGGAATGAATTGTATTAAATCAGGAATTGCTTCTATCAATCCATTGATTAACGCAACGATGATATCCAAACCTGCTTGTATGATCAGTGGCAAGTTCTTAATCAATGTAGATACTAGCAATAGAACTGTTTTTATTATTGTTGGTATAAGCGTAGGCAATGCAGTTACAATTCCGTTGATTAGTGCTAGGAACATATCAATTCCCGCTTGTAGTATTTGTGGCAATAATGTGATTATCGTATTTATCAAAGTAAATACCATTGACACCACAGTTGTTGCTATTGTTGGAAGTGCTGTAATGATCCCTGTTATCAAGCTTGTTAATATTTGCATTCCCATTGTTAGTATCTGTGGCAATATAGCAATTAGAGCTGTAATGAGTGAATTCACTATCGTTACTGCAGATTGAATTATTACTGGCAGGTTGTCCTGGATTCCCTTAATTAGATTTTGAATTATTAGGATTGCAACTTCTGCAAATTTAGGTGCAGCACTGGAGATCTTGGCAGCCATATCGGCAATTCCCGTTCCAAGTGCTGTAGCAAACCCTTCTATACCACCACTTTGGTATGCAGTAGTTAATGTACCAAGAAGATTGTTAATTGTAGGTAGAACATTATCCTTGATTGATGCTGTAACTCCACCTGCTAATACACCTGCTAACATTTTGAAGTTATCTTTTAATGTACTGATTTGACCATTTAGAGTTTTAGATTGCTTCTCCATTGATTGGTAATATCTACCGTTTTCAGAGGAAGCATATTGCATCGCACTAGTGATATCTTCAACACTAACCTTTCCCGCTTCATATTCTGCAGTAACTTTCTCCATTGATTTTCCTGTTTGATCTGCAATCGCCTGTAAAGGATTAAACCCTGCGTTGATCATCTGTTTAATATCCTGCATATTCACCTTACCAGCAGAAGACATTTGACCATAGGCAAGTGCTATTGATTGCATCTTTTCTGCTGACCCCTGTGCAATATCTCCAAAATTCATAGTAGCTTTTAAGGCATCATCTGCATTTAGACCATACTGCATAAGTGTTTGCGTAGTTTGTGCTAATCCTGCTAGTTCATATGGTGTTGAAGCACCAACTTTCTTTAATTTGTCAATGACTTCAGCTGCTTTTTCGGATGAACCAGTCATAACCTCAAAAGAGGTTTGTAATTGTTCGATTTCTGAATTGAACTTCGTTCCTACCGTCAAAACAGTTCCTGCAATAGCTGCTGCTGCTGCAACTGTAGCTAACATTGCTTTTCCAACTGTAGAAGCTATTGTTGTAGCACCTTTTCCAATGTCATCACCAAAAGACTTCCAACTTGCTGAAGCACTTGCGGTTTTTTTATAAAATTTTTTATCATCTAGATCTAAATCATAATAAATAGATCCTACTTTTTCACTCATTTTTTGAAACCATCTTTAAGTTTAGATAGGTTGTCATAATTGTCATCATCTTGTATTACATCCATAATATCACGAGAAGCTTGTTCATAGCTACTCATGACTTTCTTTGCATCGGCACTATCCATATGAGGTACTGAATTGACTGTAATCTCTTGCAACCTTTCTTCAGCAGAAAGACGATATGATTCATTTAGAAGTGTGAAGAATATAACGGCTTTTTCACTCATAACCGATGCGACTGTATACCCTTGATAGAATCTGAGGAATCGAGCTATTTCTTTAATCGGTTTGAAGCTATTTTTTTTTATCTGTTCCGATTGTTATGTTGTTTTTCTCTAACTCTTTCAAGTCATTCGGCACCGACATCTCAATCACAAGATTTATCAAAGCATATACTTGGTTTACTGTTAAAGAACTTCTTTCGCTCTTTTTCTTGAATAACCTATGTATGAAGCCTTTGAAACCAGGCTCTTTCATTACTGAAGCTAAGCCTGGAATCAATTTTAATAGTCCAGTTTGAAGATCTGAGAAAACAAGTTTGGCTTGATCATCGGTAAGATTGGTTGCATCCATGCCTTTGAATTTACTTGCTAACTCTTGCAAGTTAAACAATTCATCTAGACTTGGAGGAAATATCTCTATTGTCCTGCCATTCATCTTAACAATTTTCGATTTACCTGTTAGAACATCTAAATCGAGATCAAACGCATTTTGATTGTTTCCCATTTGTTTTATTTTTTAATTAAACGCTTAAGAGATAGCTGAATCTCCAACTCTTCCAAGAAGTTGACCATCTGGTTGAGTAGTATCAACTAAACCTTCGAATGTTACTTCTAAGGTTCTTTGATCATCAATCTTGTAGCCTAATTCAATGTTTTCTACAGAAACTGCTTTCCATATATAAACATCTTCATTTCTATTTGAAGGAGTATTAGCTCTAGGATGCATTCTCAATTCTCCTGCTAATGTACTGAGCAATTTTCCTGCCTTAGTTCCAAATCCTGCTTTGCTATCAAGTGCCGTGTGAGCTGAAAGACCTTCAGGGATTGCAAGTGCAAGATTTACATTGCTTGGCTGTGCAAGAATAGCTTTAATCATTACCTTATGTCCTGTCAATGCCTTATCCAAAGGAGCTGATCCAAATTCATCGACTGTTAAATCTGCGAATTCTCTTTCAATTGTGAAAGTTACTCCACCCTTAGTATAACCTAAGCTTTGTTCACCTGTTCCATCATGGAGATCTAGATATAAATCTACATCACCGATTCTGATTTCTTGTGAGTTTTTACCCATTTTTTTAATATAAAAATTAAGATATTAAACTTGTTACTATAAATAATACACTAAGCTTTACTATTTTTCTACCCTCGCCATCTCGATCTTGGTCGTTTGGTTGGCTCATGGCTTTAGAGAAATAGATATGCCTACTATCTGTGTCATAATTTATTGCGTTATTAAGCAAATTGTAAATCTGCTGAGATTGGTCAAAGGCTTTTGCACTATCCCTATTTACAGACCAGAAATCTACAATATGTTGTTCAACTGGTGTATATGAATCTGGTTCTGGAGATACGGTTTCGATTCCGAATGTTCCATCGGTACCTTTGAGTAATTCTCCTACCTTTAGATTAGTATCTCCTGAGCCAAAAGTAAAGTCTGCTAGATTATCGGCTATATATTCACATATTTCATTTACAAAAGGTTTTATCATAGTCCTGTTTTAATCAATTGATTTGCTTGTTTTAGATATTCTATCCCTTTTTCAACAACTTGTTTAGCAGCGGCTCCTAGATAATGTGCACCAGTTCCTGGAGTTGAATAATTCTTGACAACATGACTTCCATCAAACCTTCTTCCTCTTTCCTGATATGCTGCATGAGCCGCATCAACGACAACACGATGTTTCAATGTCCCTTTTTTCTGATATTGTATTTCCTTAAATAACTCAGTGCTCTTGAGTGGAACTTTAGCTTTAGCAATTAGCTCAATATCTTTTCCCATTCTTCCTAGTGCTGAATCAAAGACCCTGACAGCAGTCGTTCCCATTTCTCTAATTCTATCTTCAAATAATATTTTTCCCATTATGATATTCCAATATCTGTAATCTTAAGATCACACTTAATAAATTGTACCTCAGTTTCTCCAAGCCTTCTAGCCTTAGTCAATCTTTCAATCTGGTAATATGTGCCATCAAAGAGAATTATGTTTCCTACATGCACACCAGAGCTGCTAGTGAACCATATTTGGGCATCAGCATCACTGATTTCTTGGTTCATTGTTCTTCGCATCGTAGAAATTTCTCTGAAGCGGCATTTGAGGACCGTACTTGCGGTATCCTGATAATCTCCATACTCATTTCGAGTAGGTGAGACTAGTTTACATTCATCTACCAAATATTCTTCTAACATTATATTAAAACTTCATCTTGAATATATTTGTTAAGAACCAACTGAGCCTGTGAATCATGTTCTATGATATCTGCGAACTGTCTACTATATCCTTCTATTGATTCCGACTTTAGTCCTTCTTTAATATCTTTTCCAAACAATCTTGCAGTTAAGAATGTCGCTAACCATGCAATATCCTTAGGTACTGATGAACCTCTTGAGAATGTAGCACTAACAGCTACATTAGCAACTCCTCTTCTGAATTTTCCAACTCTCTTTTCTATCCATGTCTTCAGAGATTCGTTTCGTGGTCGTGCTTCATAGTCCTCATCCTTGGTAAATTCATGCAATGAAGTTTCATCTACATCAATCAATTCGACTTTTGTGATATCAGTACATGGATCTATCTCTAGAATTCTGCTTCCTCCATCATAATATCTGGTGCTTGGAGCAGTTGAATCACCAAAGGAGGTATGTATTTGATCGTTGATATAACCCTCAGCAGCTTCTGCTGCGTATGGTAGTATTACTATCTCATTCGCTGATAATGACCTACCTAAGAATGCTTCGATTAGGGCTTGTGATGTATATTCCATATATTTATATTATCACTTTATTTTTTAGATTTTTCCTTGGTGTCATTTTCATCTTTAGGAGCCTGGAAATCAAGAACAGTAACTTTCTTTCTGTTCTTAATAACACCAATCTTCTTTATACCTGATCTTGTTAGCTCAGGTTCAAGAATAGCTTGGTTTATTGTGTCTTCCCTAGAGATATCTTTTTGTACCCAAGATTTAGCTTTTTGAATCATATTTCATTATATGCAAAATAGAACAGGTGTGCAATGTATAACAAAAGGGAGCTATATTTCAAGCTCCCTTCGGTATTTATCTACAGTTAAGGTTTAGCTTACTGTTCCAGTTCCAATTACACAGAATGCTTCAGGGAACTTGATCATTGCTACCATTCTACAGACTGCTCTGAGAGCTGTCATATCCTGTGCATATAGATCAACTGTTGTACCATCTGCATCAACTACTGTTGCATCGGTTGAAGGTGTAAGAACAAGACCTTTCTTCACATATAGTCTTACTCTCTTCAAATCTCCGAATACTGCGTATCCTTCGTTTCCATCTCCTACCATATGAACATCAGGAAGAACATCAACTAACTCAACAGGTGTTCCCCATGGAGTTTGAGTTCCTGCTGCAGGTACCAACTGGTATCTACCTTCAGAATCTTTGCTCTTTCTAACGACATTCCATACAGTTCTATGCATGTAGTGCTTACCATTCTTCATAGATCTGGTTGGTACTGCTACCTCAGCGTTTAGAAGATCATCCCATACGATTGAGGTGATACTTGCACCAACTGTTTCAACTGCAACGCCATCTGTATGAAGGATTCCAGGATATGTAGCATCATCATCTGTGAATACTAGTTCATCAGCGATTCTTGCTCTTTCCTCTGCAAATCCATCAGCTACATCTGCCCAGAAATCTATAGCTGCATCTTCAACCAATTCATCAGTTGCTACTGCAATAGCAGCAAACTTTCTTAATTCAACCAATACCTGTTGTATGACAAGCTTTGTACCAGTTTTCTTAGCACCCTGGTTAGTCTCATACATAACGACATTGCTACCTCTCTTGTTGGTTTTGATTGCATTTCTAGTTGTAGATCTTACATCTGCATCTGTGAATGCGACACCATACATTGCAGAAAGTTTCTCAACATCTGCTTCAAATTCAGGATCCATTACAATGTACCCACCATCACCATTGACTTCTGTATTTGCATATCCTGCTTTTCCGATTACAAAGTCATTATATTCCTTAAGTAAGGATTTGTTACCATTGACCAAAGCCATTGCAGCTTTCATCAATCTCAATTCCTTAGCTTCATCAGCAATAGGATTATCACTAATCTTATTCTCAGGATCATCGCTCTTTACTGCTTTGTTTACAGTTTTCTCAACTTCTTCCATTTTCTTATCAACAGCTGTATTGATATTCTCCGTTATTACTGGAGTTAATGCTTCAACAACTGCACCAGAGATTGCTTTTAATGCATTCTCTTCTATTGTAATTTCTTTAGGGTCCATTTTTATATATATTTAATTAAGTATTAGCTGATTACTCAAGCTCACCACCGTTTTTCTCAGCAATTTTTATAACGATGATTTGTTTTTGTTTGACCTCTATGGGTTCTTGTTTATCATTCTCTTTGGTGGAGACTTCCTTTGGGGAATCTTCCAAAGCTGAAAGCAGAGCTTTTAAGCTTCCAATATGATTCTGTATTTCATTCTCGGGCATATTCTTGAATTTGTCAATAAGGGATTTGTGCACAAAGGTATCATACTGCTTCTGGAAGTCTTCAAACCTGATTCCTAGAGATTTAGCAGTAACCAATGCATCAGGATGTGCACCTACAGGAACAACACTTAATTCGAGCATTTCCATCTTCTTGATTATCGTGTAATCTTCATTCCATTCCTTCACCATACCACCAATTGATACAGCACTGATTGTTCCTCTTAATATCATCTTGTAAACAGTATCAGCGAAATCATAGATATCATAGTCTAGCTTTAATCTTGCCATTAGATTTCCGTTTGATTTCCATAACTTCACAATCTGACCAATTGGAAGACCAGAATATTCATGAGCCCAAAGCACAACAGGATTTCTTTTAATTTGTGATATATCAATCCCTTCCATTATGATTTGTTCTCCATGTCTATCAAGACCTGAGTTACTCACAATGACTTCTACCTCTCCATATGATAATCCTTTTTGTACTGTTACATCTGCTGATTTAACAAGATCTGCAACACTTTTCTCAAGCTCAGGAACAGCCGAAACTGTGAATGAACTCGTTAGTTTGATTGTAACATTAGTCTTCTTTTTCACTTTTTTAATCTTAAAAATTATTTTGAAGGAGAAATCTCCCTTTTTTCCTCAACTACTTTAATGTTATCTTCTTCCTTTTCTGGTGTCAATGAAAGTGATTCTTGTGTGTAGAAACGAACCCGTACAACCCTTTTACATGAGCCACATTTCACTTCCAGATTAGCCA